CCCCAAGGGAGTGCCTAACAAGTCCACAGCAATGGCTAGGGAAGCGATTGCACAGTTCGTTGATGGTAACGCCCACAAAATGCAAGAGTGGCTAGAACAGGTCGCTATAGGCGTTAAAAACGAAGATAACAAATTCATTGTTTTACCTAATCCTGAAAAGGCTTTTGGTATGTTGCAGAGCGTCATGGAATACCACCTGCCTAAGTTAGCCCGTACTGAGCATTTAGGTGACGAGGATCAACCAGTCAAGATTATTCACGAACACAAGTTCCTAGATTGAAAGAGTTAGTAAAGCGGTACGAATACCCGTACAAGGCTAGGGATGCGTTCCTAGACTTCCATAAACGGGATCAACGCTGGGCAGTCCTAGTCTGTCACCGCAGGGCAGGCAAGACCGTAGCCACCATATGCGACACCATACGCAGGGCAGTCACCGAAAACAAGCCTGATGCAAGGTACGCTTATATTGCACCGTACTACGCACAAGCCAAAAACATTGCTTGGGATTACTTGCTGAAGTTTGCAGAGCCAGCCATAGTTAAAGCTAATCAATCTGAGTTATGGGTAGAATTAGTTAATGGGGCAAAAATACGGCTATTTGGTGCTGATAATCCCGATGCACTCAGGGGTTTATACCTAGATGGCGTAGTTCTTGACGAATACGCTGATATGAAACCAAGGCTTTGGGGAGAAATTGTCAGGCCACTTTTAAGCGATAGATTGGGGTGGGCCACCTTCATAGGAACACCGAAAGGGCATAACGCTTTCTACGATATATACAACGAAGCCCAAAAAAACCCTAATTGGTATGTCAAGACACTAAGGGCAGACCAGTCAGGATTGCTGCCTGAATCTGAATTGCTAGATGCACAAGCCACCATGTCAGACAATCAGTACGAGCAAGAGTTCTTATGTAGCTTTGAAGCTGCCATAATTGGGGCGTTTTATGGTCAGGAAATGCGTAGAATCACGGACTTAGAGCGCATTACTACCGTTGACTACGATCCGATGTTCCCATGCCATACTGCTTGGGATTTAGGATTTAACGATTCCACAAGTATTTGGTGGTTTCAGGTGGTTTATGGGGAGATACGGGTACTCGACCATCACTCCAGCAACGGTCAAGCCATACCGTTTTACACCATGTTGTTAGACCAAAAAGAAGATGAATTTGGGTACAAATATGGCTTCCATTACCTGCCCCATGATGCAAGAGCAAAAACACTAGCAAGTGGTGGAAAGAGCATAATTGAACAAATTTCTGCAAAAATTGACATAAAACATCTAAAAATCGTACCAAATCTGTCATTACAAGACGGAATACAAGCAACACGACTTGCATTAACTCGCTGTTGGTTTGATAATAGATGTGAAGAAGGAATCGAATGTTTGCGGCAGTATCAACGAGAGTGGGATGATGATAAAAAAGTATTTAGGGATCGCCCGAAACACGATTGGACAAGCCACTCAGCGGATGCGTTCCGCTATCTCAGCATTGTATGGAAAGATGAAGATGGCCCTATTCTCAAAGATTCAACAGTTAAAGGACTTCATGTTGGGCAAACTGATGTAACCCTTGATGAAATGTGGAAACAAACCCCCAAAATAATTAACAGGAGAATTTAAATGACAACAGCAGCCGCAACATTTGCATTACCCTACGAACACGTAGCAGCTTCACAAACAGCCCAAGTATTAGGTTCAACTGGAGCAATTGGCGATTACTTGCACCGATTAGTTATTACAGTATCCGCTACAGCTACTTCTACTGTAAGTCTGTTAGACAATACTACATCCCATGTATTGTTAGCCGCCAATACTGCAATTGGTGTTTATTCCATTGAAATAAATACTTTTTCTAAAAATGGTGCTTGGAAAGTAACAACGGGTGCTGGTGCAGAATTAATAGCAATGGGTAACTTTACCTAAGGATTAACATGGATCATACATACGAAGATTGGTATAACTGCATAGCGCAGTACGAGCGCACATTCAAAGAATGGGAAGGCCGTGCCGATAAGATTGTCAAGCGTTACCGTGACGAATCCCGCAGCCGCAACAATCCCAATGCCAAGTTCAATATCTTGTGGAGCAATGTACAAACCATTACCCCAGCGGTATTTGCAAGACTACCAAGACCCGATGTAAGCCGTAGATTCCGTGATAACGACCCAATTGGTCGTGTTGCATCAATGATGTTAGAACGGGCATTAGAGTATGAGATTGAACATTATGGTGACTATGCCAGCGCAATGAAACAAGCGGTTCAAGACCGTTTACTAGGTGGGCGTGGTACGGCATGGGTTCGGTATGAGCCACATATCGTTGGTCAGCAAGCTGGAATGGGCGAAGGTGCGCCTGATGATGGCTTCCAAGTTACCGAAGATACTGACGAAGCAGAAACCGAAGGCGGCATTTACCGTGAAAACGAGGAGCGTATTGAGTATGAGTGCGCCCCCGTAGATTATGTGTACTGGCGTGACTTTGGTATGACTACCGCCCGTACATGGGAAGAAGTAACCGCAGTATGGCGTAAAGTCTATATGGAGCGTGATGCCCTAATTGAACGCTTTGGCGAAGAATTAGGTGGGCGTATTCCACTTGATACCAAGCCTGACACTTCCAAGTCATTTAACGAAAAGATGACCGAAGGTTCACGGGAAGCCCTGATTTATGAGATTTGGGATAAATCCACAGGTCAAGTGCTTTGGATTTCCAAATCTTTGGGTAAGATTCTTGATACCCGTGACGATCCATTGCAGCTTGAAAACTTTTGGCCTTGCCCAAAACCCATGTTTTCAACCCTTACAACAGACAGCCTAATCCCTGTACCTGACTTTGTACTGTACCAAGACCAAGCCCGTCAGTTAGATACGCTGGCAGATCGCATTGATGGCTTTATTCATGCGCTTAAAGTGCGTGGCGTTTACGATGCGGCAGAGCCTAGCCTTGCCCGTTTGTTTACCGAAGGCGAGAACAACGCATTGCTGCCAGTTAAGAATTACGGTGCATTTAGCGAAAAAGGTGGATTGCAAGGCGCAATTAATTTAGTAGACATTAGGCCAATTGCAGAAGGCTTGCAGATGGCTTATCAGGCTATGGATCAAGTTAAGGGCCAAATCTACGAGATCATGGGCATTGCTGACATTCAGCGTGGACAGACCGATCCGAACGAAACCCTTGGCGCACAGATCATTAAGTCGAACAACGCTTCAGGGCGTTTAAAGACGATGCAGCATGAGGTAGTGAACTTTGCTACTGCCCTGTTGCAGATCAAAGCACAGATTATTTGCCAGCATTTTACCGATGACACCATCGTTAGAATCAGCGGTGCAATGCAATTAAGCCCGCAAGATCAAGCACTTATACCGCAAGCCCTTGCATTACTGAAAGACGAACCTGCTAAAAACTTCCGTATCGAAGTGACTAGCGATTCCATGATCTATCAGGATGAGCAGCAAGAAAAGCAAGATCGTGTTGAGTTCCTAACCGCAGTTAGTGGCTTTATTCAGTCCGCATTGCCAGTAGCGCAGGGCGCACCTGAACTTACCCCATTGCTGATGGAGATGCTCAAGTTTGGCGTAACAGCGTTCAAAGCTGGTAAAGGCATGGAAGGTTTGATTGACGAAACCGCAGACCGATTCAGAGAGCAAGCCAAAGCAGCAGAAGGTCAACCCAAGCCACCATCACCTGAACAACAGAAGATGGAAATGACCATGCAGATCGAGCAAGCCAAGATTCAGGCTAAACAAGCTGAAATGCAGATGCAAATGCAGATTGACCAACAAAAGATGCAGATGCAGATGGAACTGGAAAAGGCCAAACAAGAGTACCAAGCCCAAGAGAACCAGCTTAAATTCCAACTTGAAGAACAGCGCAATGCTATGGATCGTGAGATGGAAATTAAGGTTGCTCAGATGAAGATGCACACCGAGCGCAATACGCAGGTATTGTTAGCCCACATCAACAACGGTGCAAAGATCGAAGTAGCCCGTATTGGTGCTGATGAATCTACTGGTGAGCAGGCTTATATGACCGAAATGGATATGGCTAAGTCAATGGAACACCCATTACAGCCTATTGCCGATGCTATTAGTATGAGCAACCAACAAATGACCCTAGCATTGGGTGATTTGGTAAATACCATTAACGAGAACCACAACAGGCCAAAACAAGTATTACGGGGTCAAGACGGTAAGATTATTGGGGTTCAATAATGCCTATAACAGTCAAGCATTTAAAGGTATCAACCGTTCCTGATGCTGGGGATGACACACTTGTAGAACCGTCAGATTGGAATGCCGATCATCAATTAACTGGTTTAGGCACGATGGCAGAGCAAAATGCCAATGCCGTAGCCATAACAGGCGGCACAATGTCAGGCGTAGCCATTACTGGTTACATTCCAACAACGGAAAAAGGCGCAGCATTAGGTGTAGCTACCTTAGATGCTGGCGGTAAAGTACCTATTTCTGAGCTTCCTGCCGCAGTATTGGGCGCACTTAGTTATCAAGGAACATGGGATGCAAGCACTAATACCCCTACCCTTACTTCTTCTGTTGGTACTAAGGGTTATTACTATGTGGTTAGCGTTGCTGGTAATACTAACCTTAACGGCATTACTGATTGGCTTGTGGGCGATTGGGCAGTATATAACGGGTCTATTTGGCAAAAGGTAGATAACACCGAAACGGTAACAAGCGTAAACGGTCAGACAGGCGCAGTCGTATTAACTACTACTAACATTGCTGAAGGCACAAACGAATACTTTACAACCGCTAGGGCAAGGGCATCGGTTAGCGCAGGTACAGGCATTAGCTATAACAGCACAACAGGCGTTATTACCAATTCAAGCCCATCTTTGGGTGGTGATGTGGTTGGCCCTGCAAGTTCTACAGATAACGCTGTTGCTAGGTTTGACACCACTACTGGCAAGTTAATTCAAAACTCCGTTGTAACTGTAGGCGATACAGGTGTAGTTGCTGGGATTACAGAATTAACCGCTTCAACTAAGGTTGTCAGTCCACATTTTGATGCTCAAAACTCTGCTGGCGGTCAATTAAGAAACGCAAGCGGTACGCCACAACTTCAATGGGGCGGTGGTGGTGGCAATAACATAAGCGTAGATGTAGCCATTAATATCAACCCTGCTAACGCCCAAGTTGATCTTAGCCCTACTGGAACTGGAGTTGTACGAATTAACCCAGCTACGGCTGGAACAATGAATAACATGGTTATTGGCGGCACAACGCCTTTAGCCATTACAGGCACAACCATTACAGGTACTAGTTTTGTTGGTTCAGGCGCAAGTCTGACCAATGTGGTTAATTCTTTGGCAGCTAGTACAGGGATTAGCGTATCAGGTTCAACTGGTGCAGTAACGGTAACAAATACTGCCCCTGACCAAACGGTCAGCCTTACAGGTGGCACAGGGATTAGCACTAGCGGCACATACCCTAACTTCACC